TTGAACTGCAGGATTTTCATAATGCTTTAATTCATCTATTTGTTGAATTAATAAATCTGTGTTAATGTTTGACATATAAGATATTATAGCAAAAACCCCTGACGTTTGTCAAGGGTTTTTGTTTATGTTGTTAATTAAGATGCAAGAATTGCAGCAGGATCAATATCCTTACCTGCACTCCATCTAATGTTATCTCTCATTTCAAAATGCAAGTGTGGACCAGAAGAGTTACCTGTATTACCAGACTCTCCAATATGCTGTCCCTTCTTAACTTTGTCTCCAGCCTTAACTAGAGCCTTTGAAAGGTGTGCATAGATTACCCAGCCACCCTCAACTTTTTGAACTAGCTGTGTGCCATAGCTGGCACCCCAGGATGCATTTTCAATCTTGCCATCTGCAACAGCAACAATGTCTGTTCCAACTTTGCAAGCATAGTCTACTCCTGTGTGATAGCCCTTGCTCCACATTTTTCCAAGTTTTTTGTAAGGTGTTGTAACCTTACCTCCAACGATTGGTGAACCCATTTAGAATCACTCTTTTCCTATAAATTAGGTATTTAACCCAAATCTATTATATCCTAAAAGTGCCCTCGGAGAGATTTGAACTCCCGACCTGTAGGGTAGAAACCTATTGCTCTATCCACTGAGCTACGAGGGCGTGGGGTGAGTCAGACTTGAACTGACGCATACTGAATTATGAGTTCAGGGCTCTGACCAACTGAGCTACCACCCCTAAAATTAAATAGGGCTTGATGCAGAATGACTATTTATGTGACTTCTTTCATCAACAACTTCATAGGCATATTTTTCCAATGCCTCTTGATTTTTTGTATAGTGGTGTCCACAGAACATTAGTTCTCCTGCAATGCCTTTTACTAAAACAAAGGCTTGAGACCCACACCTGTCGCATCTATCTGCAACTTTTAATTGACGTTCTACTTGCTCTTCAGTTTCAGTCATACTATTATTATACTCTCTTGTATTAGATTATGTCAATATATTTAGAGCGAATGGAGAGAATTGAACTCTCACCGTCAGTTTGGAAAACTGAGGCACTACCATTATGCAACATTCGCAAAACAGATAGCATATGACTTGCTTAAGGTCTTACTATCTGGATTCTGGAATCACTCCAAGCATCACCCAGCCGAATCATCTCTGGACTACCTTTCCTCGGTTAGTTTGCACCTAAGCTGGATTGGGCTATGCTCCCCAACCTAGACTTGAACTAGGAACATTCAAATTAACAGTTTGACGCTCTGCCGATTGAGCTATTGGGGATTGGTTATTTAATTTTAGTACTTAAATTCTTTTATCTTACTTGTTTTTAAATGATTATCAACCTCGTGTTTTTTTACTGGGCTTTCTGCTCTTCCATAATGACCATCTATTTCGGTAACACCTGCTTGTTGAGAATTTCTGTGATTTGCATACATGTCGTATTCTTTTTTAAATTCTGGATAGTCTTCAATTCCTGAAACTAAAGTATTAAACTGCTCAACGTATCCTCTTTCTACTGGGAAAAAACTAAACAATGGCTGATCTTTTTCAAATTTAATTTTTCCTGGTTTAATAAACTTAAAGTTATAAGTAAATGTAAATGGTAACCAGTCTGTTTCTACAACACCGTCAAGTGGCTGTATTCCATTTGCAATTAAGTTTGGAATACCACGAACATATGTAGAAACTCCTGGACTTGTTTTAATAATAAAGTCTGGAATCAAACTTAATATTCCATGACCAAAATTAGTTGCAGTCACTTTAAAGTCTTCATTGCTACTTTCTGGAGGATTTATTACTGTTACTGAAAGGTCTGACCCTAAAGGTCCACCGTTCCATTCTGCTGTAAAATCCATTGGACATAAAACATACCACCCATAGGTATTTCCAACATTTAATGGAGTACAACGATAAGCGTTATTGTGTGTTTCATCCATCCAAGTTCTTTTTACTTTTGGATTTACTACTTTGAAAAGCTTGTTTTCTTTATCAAAATATCTTAGCTCAATTATTTTTTCTGACATTTAATCTTCCTGTTGTTCTAGTGGTAAAGATAGGAATTGAACCTACACAGCTAAAGCGATTGATTTACAGTCAATGGGGCTCACCAACCTGCCCAACTTTACCCTATTAAGTTATATAATACACCATAAAAGTAAAAATGTCAAGAGTCATCTTCATCAATCATTTCATTAATTTCTTCCATTAATAACCATTCTTCATGAGTAAGATCTTCTTCATAATCTCTAAACTTAAATGTTTTTTCATTTGGCAAGATTCTCCACTTTGCATCATTGTCCATGTTAACTTCAACAAATCCTTTGGTCCATAAATCAAAGATTAATTCATTAGTAAATGACATGTGCTCATGAAACAAATCTGGAAAATCTTCTACCATTTTTTGAGTCATTCTATATAGTGGATCATTGTTTTTATCTACGCCAGCCATAATCAAATATCCATTTTCAAGCATGTAGAAGAATAAATCTTCTTCTCCATATTCAAAAAACTCCTCAAACTCATTCATTAGATAAGACCCATCCCACTTAAAAAGTCTGCAACATCTTTTGGCATTTCATCTGGTGTTTTTGTAATAGGTTTTGAATATTCATCATATAAATCTTTGTGGGAGTTTGGTTTAAAATCTCTAAAGTTATGAACTTCAATTTCTTTAGCTCCCCTAGAAGAATTAACAATTGCATTATAAATAGAACCACAAACAGCGTCTGCTAAATCTTTAGATCCTTTTCTTGGGTGATCAACTTTATCACGAATAATTCGTAATTGCAAGAGCTCATCTATAAGAAGATTGGTATGAGGTCCATAAATTCTTTCTTCTGCAACCAACATTTGCATATCTTCATAATGTTTTTTTGCAACAGAAAGAGTTTCAGAGTTCATTCCTACCGATTTTAACTCATTCATAATGTCAAACGAATTCCATCTATCAAAAGTTACGAGCTTAATTCTAAATCCTCTTGATCGTAACTCTAATATATAGTTTTTTACATCCTTAAAATCTACCGTCTTGTCTGCTGTTGGTGTCCACCATCTTATTGAATCTACAACTACAAATGGATTAATTACATCATAGTCATTAAACGTGTCAATCTTTACCCACTTATCAACGTGTGCCATAGATACTGCACAGTGGTCATGTTTTTGTGCAAGGTCAACGTGTATGAAGTATTCGGTATCTTCTTTTGGAACAAACCAGTCTGTAAATCTTCCAGAAGAGTCTACGCCATTTGGACCAGAAAAACATGTTTCAATCTTTTCTCTTGACCTAAAAAACGCATCTACGGCTTCTGGGGGCATACAGGCAAAGCGAGACAGGGCATCTATAGGATTTGTTAGGAACTGAATTTTAAAGTCCGTAATCTTTCTTGTTGGATTTATTTCCCATGTTGGTCTGCGAAGAGCAAATACTTTTGGATATTTATATGCAACAATCTCATCTTCTTCCCAATCAACAGCGAACTCGTTATTATATTTTTCATTTTCACTAGTATAGTTTTCAATTGTTTCATCAATTTTAAAGGTATGGCTTCTTTGATGAACAACCTTATCTACAACCACTGCATTATATCTTGTTTGAATATAGTCGTTCTTATATCGGGGAAATGAAAGAAGAACAACTTTTCCAAAATCTGGAAAACGTGAATCAACTGAGGCACGATACATATCATAGATTGCTGATCCTGTTTTTGCTTGATCGTGACCAGATGTTGACTCTGTGGCAAAACCAGAAATTTCATCAAGAATCACCATGAGTACGTTATATCCTTCCCAAGACTCTCTTTCAGAGTGACCTGAGTGACATGTAATTCCTTTATCAAAACTTACTGATTGTGCAGTTGTTGTATACCTGCCCTGGAACCAAGGACAATTATCTAAACGCATCTTAAAACCTTTAAAGAAAACATTTTTTGCTTGCTCAGCGTTAATAGCAATATTAAGAATATCTATAGCATCACCTGGGGGTTTGCCGTAATATCTTTGTGGATCTTTAAGGCACAATAAAAGATAAACAATGTACGCAACAGCAATAGTTGACATATAGTCTTTACCAGAACCTTTACCAAGCTGCAAGATTACTTCGTTGCAAGTTTGTTTCCAACGCTTAAGACCGTCATCTTTGCCATAGATGTTTAGTAAAGTTTGTTCTTTATAAATTTGACTCATTGCACGAATGGCTTGATACTGATATTGTGAAAGTGGTGGTAGCCCTAAGTATTCTTCACTAACAACGAACTCTTCAAGTGCTACTGGTTTTTCTTCAAACTCGTCACCACCAAGAAGATCTATAATATCTTCAAACACTATAGGACCTCTGCTTGACCTGTAACTTTACTTAACTTTCCAAAAACTAACGGCTTACATCTTTCACAGGCAGATACTGTATCTCTAATAATTTCAACAAGGAGCTTTTGCTTATCTTCTGTTTCTACAACTTTTTCTGCAAGCTCATTATTATCCAGCATACCTGCTTTTTGAAGCATGTCCATTTGCTTAGCCTGAATATCTGCAATAAGTTTTAAGGCTGCAGTCTTTTGTGAAAGCTGAGCACTTCTATCTGCTTCTTCAACTACTGCCCATGCTTCTTTAATTAACATAGAATAGTGCTGGTCAGCACCGCTTAAGGCTTCCCTTGCTCTTATTTGAACCTGTCTATCGCTATGGATTATGGTTTTCCATTCGTCTAAATACTCTTGTACTTCGGTTTTTTTCATGCCAGTAATTTTAGCAATTGCAGCAGGATTGGTATTTCCTCTTAAAAATTCTTCTGCAACACGATTAATGCTTTCCATACGGTCAACAATTTCAATTTCAGACATAACTAATTCCTTTTCTTATATGTACATTATACAGCAAAATATAGGATTTAGCGGTATCCACCTGCAGTTGGAGCCCAAACAGAAACATTTCCTATTGTCCAAACTCTATTTAAAACATTACCACAGGTCTCACATTGTTGGTGATCTCTATCATCAACATTTACATTTGGCTTTTCTATAGTATTGTCGCACTCTAAGCAAGTATACTCATACGTTGGCATTGTATTTTCCTTCAAGTCTATTTATTTCATCATTAATATAAAAGATTGCTTTTTGTAAATCTTCAATGTGCTTCTCATCATTTTTGATTCCAGCCCTCCAGATATACTTCATAGCATTACCAAGGTTAAAGTTCATGTGACGTGTAACTTGAATTGCTTCAATACCACTAGGATGGCTAGTATAGTGAGTTGGATGATTTACCTGATCAACTTCAATGTGAAACTTTTCATCTTTGTACTCGTGCATTTAATTTTCCATTCTTCTATATAAATCTTTTAATCCTTTTAAAGTACCAATGTCCATGTACTCTCCTTCATTTTTAACAGCCTCTATATTAAATCTTGAAGTAATCCATTCCTGTATTTGTTCCCCAGGGTGGTTCTTATTTGGGTCTACATATCTTATCATGTTTTTACGAAAAAGTAAAGTTCCCCAAAGATATTCATAGTCACAATTATCTGTTTTATCTTTTGATGCCATAACTTTATTATCTCTTACTGATACCTGACCAACTCTGCCCCTAAGTTCATCTGGACAATTCCATATTCCTAATACCAGATCTGCATTGTTTTGATTTTTTATTAACTCAGAGTAGATGTTCTTTGTTGAATTTAAAATATATGTATCTGGCATACCAATAAGAACTGTGTCATTGTATTCTCCAACCATAAACTTTACCGCATCAGACATAGTTGATGGCTCTCTTACAATAAGTTTAATGTTCATATCCATGTTTTGAATAATTGGAACCCACTCAGGTCTTGTTGATACACGAACTTCATCACATACCTCTAGCATTTGATTTACATGCCATTGAAGCAAACACCTGTCATCTGATATTGGCAAAGCAAATTTTGGTATGCCTCCAATTCGTGATGCTTTTCCAGATGCAGGAAGAATTCCAATTGTAGGCATTAGGCTTTCCAATCTCCTGGATTAAACCCATCTTTGTAAGATTGATTTACAATTGGGTCTGCTTTCCAAGCTATATATCCTTCTTTACGACCAACGTCTCCCCAATATAAGTGCTGAACATACTTATCAAGCAGCACTCTGGAGTCGTCCCCATGAAAAGAAAAGAACATGTTTTCTTTTGCTGCTGGACATTCGTTGTACTCCCCAGCCTTTATTCTAAGATCTCCTTCATGCGGTGGAAGCCCCATTGATTCCATTAGACTGTCCGTAAACATTCCAACGTCTGTATAATAATGAACCATATTGGGAATAGTCCAATCGCCAAGCTTTACTCTTTCAACACACATATCTATTGCGTTTTTTAAAAACGGATGACCAGCCTTTGCTGCAATTACTTGTGTAGCATACCAAGGAGTGTCTCCTTCAATATCAACAACCATATCATACCAGTTCGGTAGCCACTTAGAAATTTTATACTTGCAGGTAGTGTCCAGGTCTGCATAAACTCCTCCATAAGAATAAAGTATTGCAAACCTCCAAAGACCAGCTTTCATTACTCCCATTGGCATCTTCATGTATGTGTCATAAACCTCTGGACTGTGTTCGGTTTTAAAAAAGTTTTCTCTATCCTGAGCACTCATATAATTATGCTCCCATTTACGATTATAACGTACCCAAGAATCAATTCCTTCTTTAGCATAGTCTGGTAAATCTTCTTGGGAACACTCATAGGTTTGCCAAATGTTTCTTTCAATCACTTTGTCCACTTCCTTTGATTCCTAATAAGATCAAACTTTACTAGGTATCTATAAATAGTTTGATGGCTAGTATTACATTCTTTTGAAATCTCTTCAATTGTTTTACGATCAATTATATACCTTTTGGTAAGCCAGGACTGGGACTGGTATAATTTGGTCATATTCTCTCCGTAAGCTTCTTATATGCATAGTAGGATATTCCACATGCATCACCAACATCATTGTCTGAGATTGATGTATTAAATTTATCATTAAAGAAATCCATGGTTCTTTGCTTTCTAATTTCTCTAATCTTGTTTTTATACCAAGAAGCAGACTTTCCAGGAAAATCTTTTTCCACCTGCAACTTTTCTGCCTT